TACGTTCAACACTTTTGCGCTGCCTGACAACGCGCTTGCTGGCTGGTCATCTAACACTGATGCGTTGAGGCCAGAGGCTACTGAGGTTCAGACTGTGACTTATACGGTCACTGTTGTGGATAGCGGTGGTAACAAGTATCGGTTCAACGGTGGCAGCAGCAATGCTGAAACGTTGGAGCTGACAGAAGGCACGGTTTATTTGTTTGATCAATCTGACTCGTCAAACTCTGGCCACCCGCTGCGTTTTTCAACAACCAGTAACGGCACTCATAACAGCGGGACGGAATACACCACAGGCGTAACGACATTTGGGACGCCTGGTTCTGCTGGTGCTTACACGCGAATCAAGGTAGCTACTGCCGCTCCAACGCTGTATTACTACTGCACAAATCACTCTGGGATGGGTGGTCAGGCCAACACCCCTGCAGCTACTGCAACAGCATCAACTTCTGGCACGCAAGCTAAGTACAGGTACGAGAGTCCACCGCAAGTAGTCCAGGTGCGACCTGGGGTTAGCACTGTTACGATCAACTTAATTGGTGTGCTCTGATGGCAAAGGTTTACACCGGCAGAGATGGCGTAATGCAGCTTGCTGGAACGACCCTTGCCAAGGTCGTCAACTTCCAGCTGTCGTCAAATTTAGAAACGCTTGAGACGACAACGCTGAACGACCATATTCGCAGCTATTCGCCTGGTGTGTCTGGCTATAGCGGCAGCGCAACTTTGCTGTACTACAAGGAAGACGACGGCACTTTTAACACCACCAACCTGCTTAACAAGCTTTACAAGACAGGCACTGATGGCGTTAGCAGCAGTGACACGGTTGAGCTGACATTTCGTTGGGTTGATGGAACGGATAACAACGACATCAAGCTGACTGCCTATATCACCAGTGCTTCGATAGGAGCGTCAACAGGTGACATTGTTCGTGCTGAGATTGCGTTCCAGGGTACTGGCGCATTGTCTACGGTTTCGATCTCATGAGCGTATATCTTGGAACGCACGGCAAGGTTGAGCTGCAGCGTGAGTTCAACGGTGGTTCGTTGTTTTCAACGATCAATACTGGTGATGTAAACGTAACCAAGAAGCGTTTTAGCTTTGATTTTGACCATGGCCAGTTGCTGACTGGCGATCAAATAGAAATTACTAGCACTGATGGCAGTGCTCTTGATTTTATCGACAGCTACACAGATTCAAGCGTAAAAAAGTTTATTTATGTTGATGAGATAGACGGCATCAGGCTTTACGACAGTTTTGCTCATGCCGTAAACGGTGGGTCAAGCAACGCTACAACGCTTGCTGCACCAGGCAATGCCATACCTATTGAGGTGACGGTTGAAAACGCAATTCCAAGGTTGTTGGCACAGGTCAACAGCTTTGAAGTCAACACTGAGCGTGAGACTGTAGATACCACTTCGTTGTCTGACGAGTTTCGCACCAGGGTCAATACGTTGATTTCTGGATCGGGAAGAATGAGTGCGTTTTGGGAGTACACGGGCGATACAGCCAATGAGCTTCCGCACTACATGCTGGAGCTTGCGCTTAGGACAAGGGTTGGCAGCAACTTCAAAGGCAGGTTTTACATCAAAACTGATGGTCACAACCCCAGTGGTGTAGCAGCAAGGTCTAACGATGAGCTTTGGTATCAAGTCAATGGCGTTATCACTGCAGCTGCTGTGCAGTTTGCGCCAGACAACACGGTGCAAATCACAGCTGACTTCGTTACAACTGGGACGATTGAGATTCGCATGAATCTTGAAACCCCAGACGATATTGTCCAGGAAGACGGT